AAGCCCACATTTGGAGGAAAAGCACAAGCTGCTGTACCTGAAGGGTTTGAGAAAAGTACAAAGGTACAGAGTTTTGGTGGTGTATTCCGTGAGCAAGATGAGGCACAACCAACAGTAAGTACTCCAAAGCAACAACCAAGTTTAAACCAATCACTTGCAACAGAACCACAGAGAATGCAGGCTTCTAGTGTTGGTGTTAATAGAGGTACAGAAAAAGAAAGTGATACCACTGCAACAGATTTAACTAAGACAGTTCAACCTATACCAAAAGCATATGCAGGGTTAGATAGCGCACCCCCTGCAACTAATCCCGTATTACAGTATTTAGATCCAAAATCTTCTGGTGGGGCATGGGGCACTAAAGCAGGTAAAAGTAGTGGCGCAGGGTTTGGATTTGAAGGGATGGTAAAGCAGATAGAACAGAGACTTGCAACTAAAGGTGTAACTGCAGAAAACATTGGGCAGTTATCTGTTAGAGAAGTTGACGGCCCACCAATTACAAAACAAGTACAGAAGTTCTATGAAGATGATGGGAAGTATTCATACAAAGTACTTTCAGGTGAGGGGGATGATCAACGCTGGGTTGAGTTAACACCTGAGCAATTACAGAAAGTTAGGACTGAACAGGGGCCCGAAGGTGATTCAGTTTCATATATAGATTTACCACAAAAACAACAAGAAGTTTACGATAAATCCACAGGAAAAACAATTGCTGCAGGGCAGTCAATAGATCTTGGTGGGTGGGGTGAAGGTCCTGGAATAACATATGGCAGCCTGACATTTGACGAGAAAGGCAAACCAAAGATAAGCACTTACGGAGAAGATACAAGTGATGCAAAGTATATAGCTCCAGCTTTAATGTTAGCAACATTACCATTTGGTGGTATCGGTGGAATCATAGGAAGTGCTACAGGTGCTTCTACATCATTAGCTGCTGGATTAACTTCTGCAGGTTTATCTACAACAGCTGCAAGTATTGTAACTGGGGCAATTACAAATGCTGCTACTAACGGTATCTTAGCTGCAGTTACTGGTGGTAATGTAGGAAAAGCCATGACAAGTGGTGCAATATCTGGCGGTATTGGTGCAAGTGCAATGGAATTAAGCAATGCAGTATTGGGCACAGATACAGTTAATTCAATTGCCAAAGCTACAAATCTTACACCCAAACAAGTAGCTTCAGTGTTTTCTAATTCTGTTGCATCAGGTATTAATACCGCAGTAGCAGGTGGAGATTTTTCTGATATTACTAAAACATTCGGACAATCTTTAATTGCGTCTGGCGTATCTGAAATGGCAGCTACAACTGTCATGAAGCAATTAAAAGACACACTACCCGCAGATAGATTAAAAGGTGTTAGTAGTGCAACTAAGATGCTATCAAATGTGGCAATTAATGCTGGGCTAAAAGGGCTGGATGTAGATAAAGCAATTAAATATTATGCACCGCAGGTATTGTCTAAAGCATTCGTATCGTGATATAATATATAGTTAGCTACAGAAGGGGATAGCTTACATATAACATTAACCCTTCATTATGAGTTATTTTAAGTGATAGCTCTTGGGCGACCTAAAATAATAGCCCCCAATTTAAGAGGCAAGTATGTCTGACCAGCAACAACAAATTGAACATGTAAAAGTAGCAGGTTTTATTAAGCGTAGTGCTAATCATGAGAAAATAAAACAAGAAGAAGAAGAGTTAAAGCAAATGCTTGAACCTTCAGATAACAATAAAAACACTGAGACTGAAGATGTAGAGGATGAAGATGGTATTGTACCTGAAAGTGCAGAGGAACGTAGTTTTAAAAAGCGTTATGGCGATCTACGTAGACACTCACAAAAACAACAACTAGATCTACAAAAGAAGATCGATGAACTACAGGCACAATTAGAGTCATCTACAAGGGAACAGATTAAGTTACCAAAGAGTGAAGAAGAACTTGAAGCATGGGTTAATGAGTATCCAGATGTAGCAAAGATTGTCGAAACTATTGCCATCAAGAAAGCACGGGAACAATCCGCTGAACTTGAATCCCGTGTACAGAAGATTAATCAGATGGCAGAGGAAGCTGAGAAGAAGAAAGCTGAAGCACAGCTTATGAAATTACACCCTGACTTTGATGAGATTAGGGAACAAGATGAGTTTCATGACTGGGTAGAGAAGCAGCCTAAGTGGGTACAGCAAGCTTTATATGACAATGAAACAGATGCCATTTCAGCTGCACGAGCTATTGATTTGTATAAAGCTGACATGGGCATTTCAGGCAATCGTAAGAAAGATACCAATAAAGATGCTGCACGTTCAGTGATGGGTTCTAAACGATCACAGCCAAACGAAAGAAACAATGATGTGATTTATGAATCTGATGTAGAGCGTATGTCAGCAGTTGAATACGAAAAGAAGCAAGATCTTATCATTGCAGCTATCCGCTCTGGTAAGTTTGTATACGATAAGTCAGGTCACGCAAGGTAGTATTTGACTTGACAAATTCAAATTAGGTTCATATAACAAGAGAAGAATAACGTAAGTGTTGCCGCTGTACATATAAATACAGCCAACCAGCACTTACGTGTTTACAGTAAACGCAGACAGTAAGCTAACAGACTTACCTGACAATATACTAGCCCAGTGTTCACACTGCACCTAGTTGAAGCAGCCTCTGTAGTAAGTGTTTAAGCGTATTTATATTCTTATTCATTTATCTTAGGAGGATAAATCATGGCTTTTCCCAAAGCTGCTGGTTACAATAATCTAGCAAATGGCAACTTTTCTGCTGTCATTTATAGCAAACAGGTACAGCTTGCATTCCGTAAAGCTTCTACCGTAGAAGACATCACCAATAGCGACTACTTCGGTGAAATCGCTAACATGGGTGATTCAGTTAAAATCATCAAAGAACCTGAAGTTTCAGTTCAGTCATATGCTCGTGGCACACAAATCACTGCACAAGACTTGAATGATGAAGACTTTACCCTTGTCGTTGATCAAGCAAACTACTTTGCATTTAAGATTGATGACATTGAAGCTGCTCACAGCCACGTAAACTTCATGGCAATGGCATCTGATCGTGCAGCATATCGCTTGCGTGACCAGTATGACCAAGACGTTCTTGGCTATCTGTGTGGTTTCCAACAGTCAGCTAAACACACTAACGCAAGTGTAGCACGTACAACTGCTCCTGGCACTAAGGCTCTTACCGAAGCTGGCTCAGATGAATTGCTTTCTTCCATGAAGCTCAAAAAGGGTGACTTCGGTAACATCACTACTGCATCTGCAGGTGATCATTCCATTCCTCTTGCAGCCCGTCTTCCTGGCGCAACTGCACTCCCCACTGCAACTGCATCACCTTTAATGGTCATTGCACGTATGGGGCGTTTGATGGATCAGCAGTTTGTTGATACCACCGGACGTTGGTTGGTTGTCGATCCCGTCTTTATTGAATTGCTTAAGGACGAAGATAGCCGTTTGTTGAACAGTGATTTCGGTGGTTCAGGTCTTCAGAATGGTCTTGTTATTAACAATCTCCACGGTTTCCGTGTATATGTTTCTAACAACCTTCCAAAGATCGGCACTGGCCCAGGAACTACAGGTACTGCTAACCAGAACAGCAACTACGGTGTCATCGTTGCAGGTCATGAGTCTGCTGTAGCTACCGCTCAGCAAATCACCAAGACTGAAAACTATCGTGACCCCGACAGTTTTGCTGACATTGTACGTGGTATGCATCTGTACGGAAGGAAGATCCTTAGAGCAGAGGCACTTGTAACTGCTAAGTATAACGCAGCTTAATTGGAGGAAATATAAATGGCTACCGTTGACGTATCCCCAGGAATCCAAGCAGGTACTAATCCTGTTCGTTCCCTTCGTAATATGCCTTATGTGATTGAAGCCACGCTTAACTTTGCTACGGCTACTACCACTAAAGGCAGTGCTCTTGCAGCTACGGATGTTATTGAAGTTCTTGACATCCCCGCTGAATCTGTGATCATTTCGGCAGGTTATGAAGTTACTGCTGCTATCACTGGTGATGTCACACTTGATGTCGGTGTTACTGGCATTGATGCTGACAACTTCATTGATGGTGCTACGCTAGCTGCAGCTACTGCAGTTGGTACGTATGCACAGCAGGCAGCTGCATTCCAGCCCATCATTCTTCAGTCGGCTGACACGCTTGACGTTCTCATTGCAACTTCTACTACGGCTATCTCCGCTGGTGCTATCCGTGTGTGGGCACTTGTATGCAGTGTAGCTGATCGTGTAGGCCCTGCATCTGCAGATCGTGAACAGTTGGCTTAATAGCTAACTAACTACAGGGGCAGTGTCTAACAAGGCATTGCCCCATTTCTATATGCTAGATTTCAACGTATCAATTTTCCCTGGTTCCGTTAATGTTGTATCTTCATCTAATGGACCACTATCGGCTGAGGAATGGGCTAAGCTTGCTACAGATAAGATTGTTTATATAGGCAATCAAACTGAAGGTCCACTCCGTGATCAAGCTATTGCATACAAAAGCCACATACAAAAAGTAATAGAGCACTATATTAAGCAAGCACTTGTGTCTCATGAAAAACACTGGATTAAAAGGGTAAGCTAATGGCAATTACAACTGCAATGTGTACTTCCTTTAAACAGGAATTGCTACAAGGTAAGCATAATTTCACTGCAAGCACAGGGCATACATTTAAGATTGCCTTGTTTACTTCAAGTGCATCTCTTGGTGCTTCTACAACTGACTACAGTACTTCTAATGAAGTAGTAGGTACTGGTTATAGTGCAGGTGGTAATACACTCACTAATGTGACCCCTACTACAAGTGGTACAACTGCATTCGTAGACTTTGCAGATACTACATGGTCATCTGCTACGATTACTGCCAATGGTGCATTAATTTATAACACAACATCTGCAGGCGGTTCCGGTACTACAGATGCAGTATGTGTTCTTGCATTTGGTGGGGATAAGACTTCCACTAATGGTGACTTTGTTATTCAATTCCCAACTGCGGATGCATCTAACGCTATTATTCGTATCGCTTAAACGGTATGGCTCTTCTCTTAGCTGATAGAGTAAAAGAGACTACCACTACTACTGGCACTGGCACATTAACACTTGCAGGTGCAGTTAGTGGTTTTCAATCCTTTGCAGCTATTGGTAATGGCAATACAACTTTCTATGCCGTTGTAGATAATACAAACAATGTATGGGAAGTTGGTATTGGAACATACACTGCATCTGGAACTACACTGAGCAGGGATACAGTTATCTCTTCTTCTAACAGCAATAACCTTGTCAACTTTTCCTCTGGATCTAAAGATGTATTTGTTACTTTACCTGCATCTAGAGTGACTGGATCTTCTAATATTGATGGTGGATTACCAGATTCATCATACAGTTCAATTGTCCCATTAGACGGGGGAACACCGTAATGCCACAGCAAATACAATTACGTAGGGGTACTACAGCTCAATGGTCATCTGCAAATCCTACACTTGCTGCTGGTGAATTGGGTGTAGATACATCACTGACTAAATTTAAAGTTGGTAATGGATCAACTGCATGGAATAGCCTCGGGTATGCATCACTAACATTTCAAGGTGCATACGCAGGAGGAACTACGTACTACCCCAATGATGTAGTAACATACCTTAGCCAAACATATATCTGTATCCTACAGAGTACAGGAAACTTACCTACCAATGCTACTTACTGGTCTTTACTTGCAGCTAAAGGCACTGACGGTGAAGTTACCTTAAGTACTTCTCAGACGCTGACAAACAAGACGATCTCAGCCAGCAACAACACTTTAACTGGTCCTGACGGCACGACGCAGGTTGGGTATATCGGATCACCACAGGTTTCTGGCGGTGCTAGCTCTTACACCCTACAACTTGCTGATGCAGGCGATCACGTTTGGTTTACTGGTGGTAGCACAGCTACTCTCACAGTGCCGACCAACGCATCTGTAGCATTCCCTACAGGCACAACGATCTTAGTGCTCAACAACAACTCAGGTAACCTAACCATCTCCGGCGCTGGTGTGACCTTTCAGTTAGCCAACGGATCAACAGGTAACCGTACTGTAGCCACTAAAGGCGTGGCTTCACTGATCAAAGTTGCCACAGACACTTGGTGGGTTACTGGGCCAGGAGTGACCTGATATGGCTGGTAATCTGACAGCAATGATTGCGTCTATCTTCTCAGGTAGCGCAGTCTCAACCGACCCTTACTTCAACTACACCACGCTGCTGTTATCGACCACGGCAACGAATGGTCAGCAGAACAATACGTTTCAAGACAGCTCTACCAATAACTTCACCATTACCCGTAACCCAGCGACAGGGCCAAATGCACCGACACAGGGTACGTTCTCACCGTTCAGTCAGACGGGGTGGGGTGGTGCATTTAATACAAGCACAACTTATTTAACCGTCACAGATACGGCAAACCTTCGTTTTGGTTCATCAAACTTCACGATAGAAGCATGGGTTTATAGAAGTGCTAGTGGAGCGACTCAAACAATTGCAAGCAAAGGGGCAGCGACACCCACAGGCTGGGTGTTTCAAATTAGTTCTGCTGACAAACTTGTGTTCACTGATACAAGCACAAGCATTACAGGCGCAACTTCTATTGCTGCTAATACTTGGACGTATGTTGCGGTAGTTAGGGCTGGCACAGGATCAAATCAAACAACTCTATATGTAAATGGAACGTCTGACGGAACAGGTACATCGGCAACAAACTTCAATCAAACTTCAAACATGTTGATTGGAGCAGATAGAAGCTCAACAAATTTTGCTAACGGGTATATATCAAATCTACGTTTAAGCAACACCAACAGGACTATTTCAAGCACACCCACAACGGCATTGACTGCTGACGCTAATACGATTTTCTTGTCACTTAATATAAATCGTTTTCAGTACACAGATAGTACAGCAGCGTTTACAAACATTGCAGTTACAGGAACGCCCTCCGTCGTCCCCTTCTCCCCATTCAACCCCACAAGCGCATGGTCGGCTTCAACGGTTGGTGGCAGTGGGTATTTTGATGGGACGGGGGATTATTTAGACGAACTTACAGCAACTACAGCGTTTAATCTTTCGTCAGGGGATTGGACGCTTGAGGCTTGGATTTATAGAAATGCTGCATCTGCTAATCATGCAATAGTTAATCTTTATAATTCTGCCGGATCAAATACTGGGTTGACATTTTATGTTAATTCATCAAATCAGTTGGTAACTGACAATGGTGCTACTGCGGCGCTTTCTGCTGGTACAGTGCCATCTAGTTCATGGGTTCATCTTGCTATTTCAAGAAATAGTGGTACAACAACTGGATATATCAATGGAGTTTCGGTTGGGACAACGACGCAAGTTCCATCGGCAGCTCAATATGCACGAATAGGTAATTTAGCTGCGGGTCCGTACAATTTTAATGGCTACATTGCTAACGTTCGTATCGTCAAAGGCACTGCGGTCTACACAGGCAACTTCACACCGCC